TTTCTCCCCAACTTCAACTGTTGCGAGACAAAGTTTGGCATGTGCAGATTCGCTTCAATCTGCAATGCCGGTGAATTTGCTGAGAATGTGATCGACAATGATTACTATACAAAACTCTACGATCCGTTAAAGTTCCAGACATGACCGATCCTGAGATAAAACGACTGGCACTTGCACATTTTGTACGCGAAGCACCCAAGAAATTTGAGAGAGGCATGCTTGAACACAACCCAACCGGCGACAAAGGCATGTGGAAAATGTCGCTCGAACAACTTGTGGACTCTGCCATTGAAGAGAACATCGACCAATTTCACTACCTCGTTGTACTGAAACAAAAACTGAAAAAATGAATAAACCCCTGATTGGAATAGTTGGTTCCAGCGGAACCGGCAAATCGACATCGCTGAGAAATCTACCACTCAAAGATACAATTATCGTTGATCTTGAGCGCAAAGGTTTCCCATTCAAGGAAGCCAAAAACTTCCAGACCATCACCGCAACAATGCTGCCTGAGATAGAGAAGGCAATTGAAACGGCCACGAAGAACGCCGACATCGTTGTCATTGAGTCGTTCACAAAATATTGTGAAATCCTCATAGACACGGCCCAGAAAATGTACAAGGGCTACGATGTCTGGTCACACTACAACAAGTCAATCCGCAAGACACTTGAAAGCCTCAAGAACGAGAAAGCAATAGTCGTTGTCACGGCCATTGACGAGATCGTCAAGATCATGCAACCAACTGGCGGCGAGTACAACACCCGACGCATCAAGGTGCAGGGTAAAGTCCACGAAGGCTGCATTGAGAAGGAGTTTTTGTTGGTCTTGTTCACCGAAGTCAGGCGCGAGAAAGATTCCATCGAGTATTGTTTTCAAACAAACTCTGACGGAGTAACCTCCGCAAAGACCCCGATGGGAATGTTCAGCGACCTGTACATACCCAACGATCTCAACACCGTCATCAACAGTCTGGAGGAATACTATGCCTAATTGGATTAACATAAATACTGAAAACAACAAAGTGTTCAAAGGTGATGTCTTGGTGAACCTAGATTCTGGTGTGGTTGTATCAAAAGAGGATGATGAAGGTGGCACAAAAGTCTGGTCACTTCATGGTGGCGACCGTTATCTTTTCGTTGACAACACTATTTATGACAATGTCACTGACAGTATAAAGGGTATAGACTACTACTCAAGAATAGATGAGATTGATTGGAGTCCTCGTGTTTCCAACTGTTTCCGTAATTGCGGAATTAAATATATGGGTGATCTTCTCAACAAGACCGAACATGATCTGTTAATGATACGCGCTTTTTGGAAGAAGAGTTTGTCTGAAGTAATACACAAACTAAAGGAACACAATTTACAACTGAAATCTCTATGATACATGGGTACAAGGGTGCTATTAAGATGCAACTGGGTTGTGTTCGCGGAGACTGTCATCTTCGTATCCTTTGACCTGCATTGATCGCCCGTGTGTCAATTTAATTTCTTGCATGATGCAAGGATAAAACAAAACAATGCCTACTATAAACCTGAATGATGTAACAGAGAACGCAAGGCCGTTTCTGCCATCGAATACCTACACGATCCGTGTCGCTGATGCGGAGAGTAAGACATCTCAAGCTGGCAACCCTATGGTTGTTCTGTCTTGGGAGATCGTTGCGCCTGAGTCTATCGAAGATGATACCTTGGGAAATGTCAAGATTGCCGGGTTACAATTCCGTCAGTTCTTGCCGTACATAGAAAAGATGGCGGGTCGTATCAAGAAGATACACCGCACTCTTGAACTGTCATCCGACATCAAGTGTTCTGATGAGAACAACCCTTGGGAGACTGTTCAACCTGACCCTGACATTTACAAGGGAAAGGCTGTCTATGCCACGATCAAAACGGAGCCGGTTCCTAGGAAGAACGAAAACGGTGAGGCTATGCTTGACCCCGCAACGGGCGAGCCAGTCACCTTTAACGGCTATTCAGTAAACGAAATAGTATCCGCTGCACCTGAGTTGGATATTGTAGTTCCTTAACAATCGAGGCTGGGTAAACTGGGCTGATAATAACCAGTTTTTTGTGCGTCGTAACCGTGACCAGCCTTCTTTTTAATACAATGAAAGAAATACCATATGCGTTTTCACGCACCATACACACACTAGTCAGCAACATACTAGAGAAGACTGAATCATTTTCTGGTACAATTGATTACATACGCATCCCAAAACCAGTAATGGATTCCGGAGTTTACATCTTGTTAAAGAGTAGTCGGCCTGTTTACGTTGGACAATCTCAATGTGTAATGAGCCGCTTGTGTAATCATGTTGTAAACGAACCCAAGGACTTTGATGATGTCTTGGTGATTAAACAAAACAAATCGTTTTCTCACGAAAGACATCAGCTTGAGAGAGAGTTAATATCGTTATACAAACCCGCATTAAACACAAGGGGAAATTCAGATCATTACAGAAACAGTACACAATTTCTTCTGGCTGAAGAGAAAGCCGGTAGAATAACATCAGAACCTATTGTAGTAAGATGAAAGAAAATTACATAAGCGCAGTTGACGAGGTTGTTGATTTGAGGGCCAAGATCAGGTCACTTGAATGGCAAGTCGAGAGTTATGACAGGTCAGAAAGACTTGCATGGAAACGTGTTCACGATTTGGAATATGAAAGAGATTCAATCGATAATTGATGATATTTGCGTCAAGCATTCTCAATATGCGCAGCCGCTTGAGCGGCTGCGCATAATAAGTATGGACAAGGTTGCAGAGGCTTTGGCTGATGGTTACTTGTCTGGGATACACGACATAATCCTGATGCTTCAGGATTCCATGAAGGACAGGGATGGCAAGACAATCAAGGAGAGACTGAAAGAACAGGCACTCAATGCGGCACAAGCCAACGATAAACTACAGCGGTCTGACGATACTTCTGGACAATCCAAGTAGGTTCGATAACTGCGAACTTATCTCTGGCTACGCCGGTCATCTGTTTCAGGGTGCGCTCAACATCCCTCGCCAATCATGCGACATTAGGTTGCTGAATACACTTGGCGAGGGGTTTCTGCCTGACACAAAAGTCATTCTGTTGCTTGGCGAAAAGTCTCTCAGGACATTCAAGAACATAGCATTGGGTGGTCAGCGTGGTTGTCCTTGGATGGCACACGGCAGAACCTACATGGCAACCTTCCTCCCACAAGATGCCATAGACAGGAAAGCCTACTTCAACCCGTTAGCTAACGAGACTGAACTTGAGTATGAGACAGTCAGGCACGGCAAGACCAAGCGTAGCAACTGGCGATTCTGGATGTTGCGTGATGTGTCCAAGGCCGCTCAATATCTGAAAGAACCGCCAAGACCAGAGAGCGGCGAGCTAATCACCTATCCCAAGGAACAGGAGATCATTGACCTCCTGACAAACACCAAGGATAAGGAAATGTTCTTCGACATTGAGACAAACCCACAGCTTGAGATGACCTGTTTCGGTTTCTCCTTCGGCCCCGATAAGGGTTGGTGTGTCCCGATGCTTCAGCTAAACCATTATCACTATGACAACACCCACAAAATCCTTCGCGCACTAGCCATCGCTCTCCGTGACAACATCGTAGTCATACACAACGCCCTGTTCGACCTTTTCGTCATAGCTTATCGCTACGGCATACCAGCCCCCACTCGTGTCTATGACACGATGCTATCTCATCACCGACTATTCCCTGAAGTTGAGAAGTCGTTGGGCCATTGTATCTCGCTGTACACAGACCAGCCTTATCACAAGAACGAGGGCATCTTTAACCCGCAGAACAGCAGCGAATTCCAGCAACTTTACGAGTACAACATCAAGGATGTGCTGACGATGGCCCTAATCAAGCCGTCCATCGATCAGCTGGCCAAGACCTTGAGAGCCGAGGAGTCCATTGAACAGGTCAACTCTATGGTTCGACCCTACTTAACTGCGATACTTCAAGGCATACGAATCGACACACCAGAATTGCAGATGATTAGAATGCACAATGACCGTTATCAATATCAAGTTAAACGGATGCTATCATTGTTGCTTGGCCGCGATGTTAATCCTAACAGTCCCAAGCAAGTCTCGGAGTATTTGTATGCTGGCTTGAGCCTGAGAAAACCTGACCGTGATGCTACGAATGAGAAAACCCTCTTACAACTGCGCCTGAAACACGATCTACCGGCTGTCTCCCTCATCATCCGTTACCGATCAGTCGCCAAGGAGTCTGGTTTGTTGAAGTTCCCGCCATACGAAGGCTTATACACCAAGCCAATGGCTGACCGAATTACAACCTCATATAATTTAGCCGGGACAACGACCTTCCGTCTTGCGAGTCGTCGTCTGTTAGGCAAGTGGGGAACCAACATCCAGAACATACCAAAGAAACTTCGTCGCCTATTCATTGCCGACAAGGGCAAGATACTTGTGCAAGTGGATCAAGCTGGGGCTGAAGCGATGATCGTTGCTTATCTTTGTATGCGTGGAAACTTTCGTATGCTGTTCAGCGAGGGAATCAAGTCGCATGTCTACGTTGCCTTGCGTTTGTTCGAGGCTGTCTGGCAAGATAAACTTGGTCGAAGTGTCAGGGAATTCTGTGACGCACCAATCGACAAGCTGAAGGAGATGAAAGGTTGGGATGAACTTAACACTTTAATCAAGGATAGTGACGAGTGGCCAGCTAACTGTCGTTACTACTTCATGGCAAAGATGGTCTGTCACGCCAGCAACTACGGCATGAAAGCACCAACCTTCAGAGTCAACATGCTACAGAAATCTCAGGGCGCAATCGCGCTTGAGAATAAGGAAGCGTCTCGCTTCCTTAAAACCTACCACAAACTGTTTCCAGAAATTAAGCAATGGCATAATGAGACTATTATGACGCTGAAGAATACCAAGATGCTCAGGAACCTCTTTGGCTATCCTCGAACCTTCACCGGCTTCATTGATGAGTCGATGCACAAGGAGGCTTATGCCTTTGTCCCGCAGTCAACTGTCGGCTGCATAACCAATCTAGCCTTTGTCGAGCTACAAAATCGACAAGACCTGATGGACTTGGAAGTTGACATCCTCCAAAATAACCACGATAGTGTCTTGCTTCAATGTCCGGAAGAACACAAAGAGTTTGTTGCCACGGAGGCAATGAAACACCTGAACCGTAAACTAATCTCCCCTCGCGGCGAGCCATTCCAAATGCGTTCTGAAGCCCTGACGGGATACAACTGGAAAGAAATGTATGCGTAGACCAACTGTATCGTATAATGAAGATGATGTTAATATCAGCGTAGGTATTGACAAGGCACAAGATGAGGAAAACAGCTATATACCGGCGTTGTTTATCACAGTAAATGGTAATGTTTTCCCTGTGGTCACTCTTGATGAGTGGGTAAAAGTTTCAAACCTAGTTAGTTACCTACTCGATGACGAATCTTGAGAAGTGGCGGCATTATCTCAAGGACATAGAATCACCTGACCTCTTCATAGATTGGGGTTTCTATAACCTGATAAGCACCGCGTTGCAGAGGCGCGTCTGGCTTTACCCGGATGCAATGGCAATCTTTCCCAACATCTTTGTGTTGTTGGTAGGGCCACCGGCTTCTGGCAAGTCGCGGGTAATCTCGCAGATCGCTGACATAATCAAGTGTGAGCGACTGATGGAACCTAACAAAGAGAAGAACACAATGGTTCCCATGTATCCCTACGGTGCAGACACAACCACGCAAGAGTCTCTTCTGCGAATGATGTCGAAGGAATGTCTGCGTACATTCAAGGTTCCAGATGAAAGACTTGGTGGTGACGCAAAGAAGAATCGTTCACACTTCTCAATCTGTTTTATGATTGAGGAACTTGGTGTTCTCTTCCGCAAAAACTCTGAGGATATGGTGAACATGTTGAACCAGTTTTATGACGCTCGCAGCTACCACTACAAGAGTAAGCATCAAGGTGAGGACAGGATTTCAAACATCTGCGTGACCCTGATTGGCGGCACAACGCCGATGTTCATACGGGAGGCGTTTAGCGACAAGATAATCTCACAAGGATTCACTTCCCGTGTCATTGTTGTCTATGGACATGAACCACGATTTTACCGGCAGTTTCCCGGCCTGACCGACAAGCAACAGAAATGTCGGGAAGACCTAGTTGAATTCCTGTACAGGATTCACAAGATCGCTGGTGAAGTCAGGTTAAGTAAGGAGGCACAAGAATGGCACAAGGAACTGTATGAGTCAGGCAACCTTATAAATAAACGAGTGAACAGAGACCCACGGCTGGACAATTACTATGGTCGCAAGAATGTTCACCTGTTGAAGACGGCTATGCTTGTACACTTCGCTGACAACATGAACATGGAAGTGTCGTTGGAGGACATGAAGAGGGCGAAGAAGCTGTTGACAATCACGGAACACAAGATGCACGAGGCGTTCAACACCATCGGACGAAATCCAATCGGTGAGATTACAAAACATATCCTTCGTTATATCATCGACTCGGAATCTGGTGTGCGGTACAAGAAACTTTGGCTCAATTTTGTCTCTGACATCACGAAACAGGAGTTGGATCAAGTGCTGGAATTTCTTGTCACAACCGAGCAAGTAGAGAATAATGGGGGCTGGTTCAGGTCAATGGTGGATGATGTCTATGGCACTATGAAATTTTAAGTCGGGTCAGGTGGGGTTCTTTTTTCACCTGTGTTTTCTTTGGTTGAGCGCAGGTTTTTTCTAATCCTGCCTGTTTGTGAGCCTTGGGTTTGGCAAGGCTCGACCGACTAAATCACTTTGCCATTTGATTGCATGTAGCGAAGTATCATGGATTTCTTGATCTGTTTCAGTCTCAGAAACTCCTTCTCCAACTCCATCAACCTCTTGGATTGTTTCTTTGAGATGATTGTTCCCGGCAACATCTCTTCCGGCGCTCCCGGTATGTCACTAACAGTCTTCACACCCAGTTTAAGTCCAGCAATACCAGGCTTTCTGGTGGTTTCCTTGGCAAGCATCGGAAAATTAATCAGGTCACTCGCGCTTGCTTTGATTCCCAAATATCTCATGCGCTCAATTTGATCGCTGACATCCTTCTTGTTAGGCAAAGCTGGAGTCGCCGTCCACATCAGGTTGTACAGTTCCTTCCAGTTATCATCAAATTGTTCTGACTGTTCTCTCTTGTTGTTTGGTCTCTTCTGAATTGCTTTTCTGGCAGCTTCAGCAACGGCGGCTGGCAAGAGTCGTCTGGCTTCAGACACGCTGTTCGCCTCCTTGAAGGCACGACGCGCTGGCCAAGCATACTCGTTACTTATTCCTGACGGTACTCCCGGCCTGTCCAAACCTGTTTCAAGCCTTCTAAACTTCCTGAGTTGTGTGCGAGCATTAAACTCCGACATCTCATCCGACAATGTGAGATGCTGAAACGAATATCGCAAAGTCTGGTTGAGTCCCATGATTGTATTCCGCAGAAACTTCATCCATGCCGCACTCCAACCACTACTAAAAGCCTCCTCAGAACTGAGAAGATGCACAAAATCCTTGAAGATTGTGGTGGCAGCATCTGCCATGGGAAAGGTGAAGCCACCGGGAATACCCTCTGACACACCAAACCGCGATGACCTGTACAAGTCATGTAACAAGGCAGATTGGAAACCAAAATAACCAGCCATTTGCAACGAACTGAGAACGGCATAAGCCTGTTCCTCTGCATTATCCATCTGGATAGCCTCAAGCAACTTGGGTTCACTCCGAACCTTGTTAGCAAGCTCCTCACTGAGATACTTGATTGCCTCACCACCAAGCAATGCACCCAGCGTGGCCTTGAAAAGTGGCAGCGGATCACCTTCAGTTCTCAACGGCATCCAAACATCCTTGAGCATTCTGTCCGACTTCTCAATCGACCATCTTGCAAGTGAAGTGAACATACTTGAGACACCGCGCTGCGTGAACGTCGGCAAACCACGAACATCATAAGTACCTTGATTCATCTCCACCCAAGCTGCTGCCGCATTATCCAGCAACTCTTCTGGAATATCAGAGTTCTTCTTGCCGACATAATCAAACAGGCTAACCTTGCGACCAGCAACAGTTGTCTCACCCATGTGTTCCATCAGGTTCCTGAGTAGTCTGTTAGCTGTCCAATCCCCTTTAGGCAATATCTTGTCCAATGGCCGCATTCTCAGGTTTGCCGAGATAAGCTGGCGACCAAGAGCAAATTGCAATGCGCGAGTTGATTTTTCCAAGACACTCCGACCACCAACAACCAAGGCAACATCGGCCACCTTGTTAATGTTGTCGGAGATTTCGCTGGCGCTCTGATGTGTAAATTCCAAGTTACCAAGGCTGGTCTTATTAACACCTGTCAGGTAACTCTTGACCCAAGCATCTCTGAACTTAAACAAGTGCGTGACCAAGATATGCAAGTCTTGTGTGCGCATGTACGGCAGATCAAACAGATAGGATGAGGCAAGATCACGAAGACCCGCGCCAACACCCAGCCAACTTGATGTAACCATTCGATTGAATGTGCGCGTCCATAAATCCCAACTTTCATAGTAACCAATGTAACCCTGCATTAACGTATCCAACACTTCATGGTTGGACTGTACTGGTCTGTTGTAAGGCTTTATTGACTTGTCTGGTTTAACTATGTCACCGGCATTGTTTACCTTGAGATTGAATGGGCCACCCTTCTCAAGCCCCGGTAAGTCTGGTCTCAGGTAGTTGCCTTCCTGATCCGGTATGCCAAGAATCTTGCGCATCCTGTCGTTACTCTCAATGTGCTTGAAGAAAGCTGCGTCCTTGGAAAAGCGAACAACGTAACGAGTCAATCGCTGAATGGCATTCTGTTCAACCCAATGCGGTGGAATACCCATCTTACCCGTGGCAACACGGAGAGCCTTGTATCTTTGGGAACCAATCCTCTGTTCCTTCATCTTCAGGCTGCTGGCCATCTTATCAAATAACAACCCAAGCCTGTCGCGCTCCTTGAATAGCTTTTCAATGTCCGAAATAATTTCCGCAGTTGGAACATCACTACCTTCTTCCAAACCTAGAAGCGACTGCTCAAGTTCTTCTGGTGTGAGATTCTTGGACTGACTTTCCCAATACTCAATAGCCTCATTACGCAGCTTTTGATATTCAGGGCTGGCTGTCTCGCCTTTCATCATGACACGACGAACCACTTGACTGATGATTTCAGGTGTGTACTCGCGGGTGAACTTGCCGGGAGTCAGGAATGATTCATTGCCCCTGAACACTTCCACCTTCATCCCAATATCATTCTGATACTGTCGAGTGTCCCGATAGATGTTCTCCATCATCCGATCAAAATACCGAATCCTTGCGTTAGTGTTGTAGGCATCGTTTCTGGCCTTGATCGTGTCAGCATCAGCCAAATCTTCCAAACCCAAGTGCTTACGCCAACGCGCATGTTGATAGTCGCCAAGCAAATTAAACTCAGCGGGACTCATCTTGACCTCGCTCAAGGCGAGCATCAGACTTTCTAAGAATCGACCCATCAATTTGCTGTGTTCACCAAGCGTGGCTCTCGCTTGTTTAGACACTTCTATGGCAAGTTCCTTGGCTTCCGGTGTCAGGCCAATCTCCTTTATCCTGTCTATAACAGGACGGAAACTTCGTGTGAGGCGCTGGAACGGTTTCCAAGTCAGGGGTTCCGTGATCTTGAAATCCTTGAGTGTCCCGTACTTGATCTTGTGCGTTCGATCTGTAATCGACTGCTGCATCCCTCTAGGAGTCGCGTCATGCGGGATGGGTGTGTCATCATTAACCATCATTACCGTAGACTCACCACTTATCTTGGTCATTGTCCGGATAGCTTCTGAAGAATTAATTTGCGTATCAGTCTTGGGCAAAACCGGAAGATCAATCACGCGCTCCAAAATCGGCTTCAATCCCTTGATGCCAAGCACCTCTTCAGCTTTCTGGGTCAAGGCATCCACAGCCGATTTTTGGCCAAAGGCAGATTCACCATAAGGAATCTTCTCACCTTCCCAAAGTTCATCTAAACCATAGCGTAAACCTTCCGGGCCTAGCGGATTCCTGTGACCCGAAACACGAACCTTATCATCAAGAACATTCAGGCTGTCCAAAGCACTAAATGTTCTCTTGTTCAACATGCCGTTAAGAATTGTTTGCTCCGAGCCACTTAAACCATTGAAATTATTCCGAATTGTTGATCCCTCAAGACCCAGTAGATTCAACATCGCATCATAGTGGGACAGGAATTCTTCTGGACTCGACCATATATTGTCCTTGGCAACCATTCTGGTGGCAAAAGCAAGCCGCACATCATCAGGCAAATTATTCATCACATCATGCAACGCATTACCCTGATTCTGCATTCTTGGCTTGTACTTGGCGAAGTTGGCATTAGTCAAATCCGAATGGCCATGTGTTCCCCTCAAGTCAACATTCTCAACATCAAGTCCCTTGTGATAGTTTCCAACTGTAGCTTTAGACGCATCAGAAACACGACTGTCACGCCGAATTGCAAAGTCCAGAAAACTCTCGACCATGTATGGCTCATAGACATTGAACCAATGCTCAGCATTTCGCATCCTTTTTAACACACCACTGAGTTCATCCGTCAATATTGGTTCGTTCATCAAACGACGATGAATCAATTGCTGGGCAAGAACCATGTCGAAGGAATCGTCTATCGTAGGTACACCAATAGTGATCTCCTTGCTGTTATACGAAGCAATCGGGTCTTCAGGTCGTCGAGTCTGGAGAACTATGTCAGGCGCTTCCATATCCTCAAGAACCTTAAAAACCTGCTTGATCGCACCTGTGTTGCGACTTTGCATGATCTTCATCAGCTTCTTGAAGTCAGCTGGATAATCAGTCGAGTTCTCCATGAGATGAGTCGGCTCAAGATATTCCAGTTCAGAACCGAATTTCTTGTTACTAACCGTGAACGACTTCATCTTGTTCATGTTATCCACATACTGCTTGACGAAACCCTTGGGCATATCCGGTATGCCAAACAACTCAGCAATCTCCTTGGGAATAGCATAGGCACTGGCACTCGACTCATAAGTAACACCCTCAACAGTCAACGTACCCTTATGAGTGGCGTCAGGCTTGAAACCAAAATCAAGTTGAGTCTCTGAGTTCAACTTGCTTGATGTTAGGTACTCCTCCAACGGAATACCTTGTCTGGTGTGCAAATCATTATCGAGAAGCATACTGACATCCACCTCCATACGTTGACCGAGGTAATCAAGAATGTCATTAACCGCTGGTTTACCATAACGCACCTTCATGCCGCGCTTGACATCACTGAACCAACGACGCATTTGGTCGAACTTACCCTTTGGTAAAGTACGAATACGCTCCGCAAGGCGCTTACTACTCTCGGTTACAAATATTTCCTCAACCTCCTTCTTGACAGATTCAATCCATCTATCTTGCAGTTTTGGATGACCTCTTAATCTCGCAACTCTTGGATCATCACTGTAAAGATCGGTCAACCAACCTTTCATCAACTTACTATCCCTCTCATTAGAGGACTCCACCATGTCACGAACAAAGACATGCGCCACTTCATGATACGGTAGGTCAGCAGTTAAATCATCAATGCTTAATATAATATCGCGCTGCTTTGTTCTTGCATAACCAGCAACACTCTTTAACGCATCAATCGTCATTCTGTTAAGAGCAATGTTAAGTGTGACACCGCGCTTTGCCACCAGATTCTTGGCTGATTCAAACACACCGGGTAACAGATTTTTTTCAACTTCAGCCGCCAACTCCAGACGGGCTTCTTCAGCTGTCTTGCCGCTTTCCTTAATGTATTGAAGCGCCTCAGATTCCCTTGTGACTGACTTAACTCGTCGCAAACTTCCCATAAGGTCACGATGCGTCAAACCCTCCAGTTCACGTTTGATTATATCCTTGGCTTGCTTTTCTAATCTCTTGCGTTGTGTGGATTCAAATTTATCTTTTACCGCTTTTGTAATTTTAGGGTCAGTTAAACCCTTCTCTTTCTTGGCTGTCTTGGTTGATGTCGTGGTTACTTCATCACCGAATAAATCAAACTCTTTTACCTTGGCTCCATCTGTGTTCACCTTCTCCTTTTTGACCAACTCATCAAGCAACTCCTTCTCTCTGAGTTTTACATATTGTTCTATGGTAACTTGTCTGGCCTTTGGATCATGACCTTGCTTGGCTTTCCAGTGAAGATATGCCACCTCTGTCGGAAGTTTTTCCGTGGTTGAAAGAGGCATCTTACTTTCTCTAAGTTGTCTCGGTGTGGCGTGTTCGTAGACATAACCTAGTTTCGTTTTGGCTTCCTCTATCTCACCCAGTTTCTTGGTGACACCACGAGCGGGTACTCCCAACAGTTTTCTACCATGACCCCACGGCTCAGTCAGCAAAGCACCACCAACACCGGCAGTCGCCAATGCGCCGGGACTAAACTCGCCCTCCGAATATTGTCTTGCACCTTCAAAGGCAAGACCAAGGCCACCACCAATACCGACGTTGGTAAGGGCGTGGGCGGCGACATCCTGATTCATCTTGCCGCGAATGCCACCAGCTGTTCTGATGAATTCTTGCGCTCCCTTTAGTGTGGTGCTTGTGGGTCGAACACCACCACCAAGACCACCACCAGCAAATTCACCGGCTGTGTAAGCTACCGGATGTGCCTTGCGCAGCATCCGTCGTTGCAACTCTTTCGCCTCAAAATCATCCTTGCCGCGAACAGCCTCCTCAACTTTAGCCTGAGCTTCACGAGTCGCAATACCACCAAGTACAGCACTACCAAGCATTCCCACACCTTTAGCTATTCCGGCTGGAATAGCTAAACGCCCTTTTGGTACTGGAATCTTGGCAAGAGCTTTACTCGCTCCAGCCATTGCAGCCAAAGCGCCACCTCCCGGTGCTATCTCAATTGATACACCCTCCAATGCAGCGCGACCAGCTGAAGTTCTTTCAGCCTTTTTAAGAGCTAACCACTCTTCTTCGGTGTAAATTGGATGGTCATCGGGATATCCAAGTTGCTCACGAAGTTTTTGTTTTTTCTCTTCAAGAGTCACTTATAATCTCTATTTCGCCTCCGAATAGCCGCTGCGCGACCCTCTTCTGATTGTTGGCCCGGAGTCCGTGTGCTTACCCCTCTTGAATAATCACCAGAAACCCTCTCTGTGGTGGGCATCGGAGTTATCATTCGAGTGCCACCAACAGTTCCCGCTGTCGCACCTTCAGATTCAAGAGTCAGAGTCTCTAGCTCTTTTTTGTCAGCATCAGTCCATTGATTAGGGTCTTGTCCCGGCATGGCAGTACCTGAACTTCGTAATCTTCCAAGGATTCTATTATATCCATCAATCCTTTGTATAGACTCAGTTCTCTTAATTGGATCATTAGTTGACTCTAGAATATCCACTTCTTTGAGTATAGCTTCATTAATTCGTCTTCCAAGTGTTGCATCAATTACCTTGGCATCTATAAGTGCTGGCAACGCTTCCAGAGATATTCTCGCCTCCTCAATACGTCCCGGTAATGTCTCAACATCATACTCAGCCTTGACAGCCCCACTTACATCACCAGCCATACCCTGCTGAAGTGCCTTTTGTCTCGACCAATCTTCGAGACTTAACCCCTGTTGTTGTAGCGGTCTTGTTATCCAATCCTCAGATGGTGGTTCTGGAAAATCACCAATAGTAGGTTGCACTTCAGCTGGTGGGTCTGGTCTTAATCCTTCCTGATATGCCCTGAAACCACCTTCACTTGCTTCACTAACACCACCGGGGCCATAAATTGTTGCATAATCTTCCCCTCTTTTTGTTGTCGCTGCTTCCTCCTGTGCCAATTCGCGTCTAGCACGGTCTTCTGCCTGTAAATTATTCATGCCTCGCGCCATTAACTGTCGCTTCAAGGCTTCAACCTCGTCTATCTGCGCACCAAGCGCACCACGTTCCATAACTGGACTAGCACTCGGTTCCTGATAAAACCGATCATAGTATTCAAGTTCTTCTGGTGTTGCACCTTCACGAAACCCCTCAGTAAATTCTTTGGCCCGTCTGCGTCTGTTTACTATGTCAAATAATGTTGGCATATCATCCTCCCGGTGCGCCGGTACGTTCATCCTCGCTGAACAAAGTGTTTCTCAAATAATCCTCACCACCCCAGCCTCTTGATGTGTCCACCATACCAGTAGCAGCACCCAAACCTGTTCCCGCTGTTGTGCCAAAAGTTGTTACCTGACCGGGAGCAGTCGGCAAGTTGGCAACCCCACCTTGCCCCGCAACAACTGCTGGATTATATCTTGTACCAAAACTAGGAACAATGGATGCAGTCTGGCCTAGTGCTTGCGCAAGGGCCGCTTTTTTCTTGGCTAATGCATCACCAAACGTCAGCGCCGCCTTGTACTTGTCCATCTCTCCCGTTCGACCAACACCAATGCCCATGCGACCAAGACCACGCTCAACATTCGCCATCTCAGAACCAGATAGTTTAGTCGGATCCATTGAACCCAACAATGCTTGAAGACTTGAGGCTTGTTGTGCTTGGCTTGGATCAAGGTAAGGAGAAGCAGCTTCCTCAAACGCCCTGAATCCTTTGCCAACTGTCTGCATAGTGCCAGCTTCAGGGTCAAAGACATTAGCTGTTCCGCGAGCATGAGCTAGTCTGTCAAGAAGAGTTTGGTCGCGTTCATAGTTGCGTAATACTGTTTGTGTGCCGGGAAATCCAGCACTTATGGTTTTTGGATTTCCTGTTACTGGATCAAGAACAATATTATTATCTGCATCAACTTCAAACTGAGGTTGCTGCCCAGTAGCAGCCAATATTCTTATGTCCTCTGAACCGGGAGCTATTTTTTCTGCATACTTATCACCAATCTGTTTGCCGGGAGGAATCTTGCCATCCAATAAATCCTTTTGGTCATACTCCTTTGTCTTAATTCCGTGTAACAGATAACTGTTTAACTCATTAAGCGCAGTCTGTTCTAGTTTTCCCTGCTCAATCTTACCTTGAACAAATGCTGGCAAAATCTTGTCATAAGCAGCTTTAAGGTTTTGTACATTCTTTTTAGTAGTATCATCTTTTGACAGGGATTCAGCAATAATATACATCGTCCCTAGCTGAACAAGATTATCCACACTTAAAGCACCTTCTTTGCCGAAAATGGATTTACCCTGTTCTTTTATAAAATTCCAAACAAGTTCACCACCAGCTACCACACCACCAACCATGCCGTTAATAAGAGCTTCTATAGCTTCTTGTATCGGCCCCATTTTTGTAATTGGTCTATGTCCTTCTGTATGTGGCATGATTATGTAAGAATACCGGCTGTCTGTAAGACTGACCGTAGGTGATTAAAAAAATTCATAATGTTTAACTACTCGACATGATACCGGCATTTTTGAGACTTGTTAAAAGTGCAATAATTGCTGTTTGATTGTTTGTAGCTGAATTACCTGATGGATCTGCCACAAGTGCAGCCATCGTAACAACACCATCTGTACTGGTTGTGGCGTCTGGTACTGTCAAGCCATCCAGCATGGCATTGGCCGCTGCCAAGTCGGCAAACAGCGTGGTCGCATCTGTAAAGTCTGTGTGAGCTACATTAACTGACATAAGCCTGAGATAACATTGGATTCATAGGAGTTATATCCTGCGTCTGGAGTTGGATATTGGACAGGTTAATTCCGTTTGTCCATTTCAATGTGTACGATATTTTCCAACCCTGCTGACCGCTCTGAAAATTGTACAACAAATTCTGTATCATCTTTGGCCCACTCCAGACTACCGGGAAATCCGCGGAAAACTTAACTGGAGCGGCTTGAACCGCCAAGGTCTTCGCTTGTGTTCCAGCTGATGTGGCCGGTGTGACTTCATCATTTACACGTTGCATGGCTGTAACCGACGAGGCCGACTGCACCTTGTTAAAGAGAAGTCGCAGTTCTTGTGGCTTCTGCTCGACTCTGGTGTCATTAGTGCAAAATGCCCTAGTCTCAACATAGGTTGTGGCGTAGTTAGAACCTTCAAATAACTTAACACACTTGTAGGCTGGCTCACCTGAACTGGTTGTCGTTCCGTGCGTGATCGCAAATAGCTCACGCTTGTTGTTTGTCTCCACCTTGGCAAACTCAATGACCGGCCCAATATTACCATTGCTGTCATCAGTTAGTTGATCGAAACTTACAAACTGTTGCGTGAGTGTGTCATAAACTAGGATGCCATGACCAAAGATTGTGTTACAGGCGAACAAGGCATAATCATCATAAACAATGGCGGCACACTTCTTGGTGTCCTGTACAATATCCTTGAATAAACGCGCAACCTTCAGCGAGAAGATTGAGTTGCGTCCCTCATTCTTTGACTGCACAACAGCGTTAAATGACCGCAAGCCTTCCGGGTCAATGAAGGCAAAGTCGCCTAACAAGTCAACAAATGAACGCTGATTAATCGAGTTGGCCGTAAACAATAACTGCTTCTTGAACATTGGCTCGGCAAATACAGTTGTTTCATAATTCAGCGTGACTCCATAACTGCCGCCTTGCGTCGAAACGAAAAGCGCTTCGTTGTTCATAACAGTCAGGGCTGTAACCACATTGTAACCAACTGTATAGGATGATCCGGGTGCGCCCCCAATAGTCTCACCAAGAGTCTGGTCTGGTAGAAATGCCTCAGTATCAACTGTTGTATCAGTATTTACCTTGTTGCCCTTATCGGTAATGGCAACTACAAAATCAAGTGGTCGGCCACTAACGCTATGATAAATCAAGGTTCCGTCTGGGCTGATGATAAACAACTTGTTGTTGAAGAAAGTCATCTGCTTGCCAATCGGCACATACTCACGAGATGGAGCATTACGGGCATCCACCGTCAAGACTGCCGTGTTTGATGTTGAGCCGGGATCAGTAAAAGTTAGCGTGTCAGTTACCGCAAAATCAGTACCACCAGAAACCAAAGTGAAAGTTGGATTCCCGCTACCATCTGTAGTTGCAGTGAATGTTGCATTTATACCAACACCATCCGTACTTGTTGGGGCAAAGGGTGTATTATAAGTCCCATCTGCTTCCCATGCAGAACTTGGAGTTGGTGTTCGAGTTTCAACATGGGTTATAACACCACCAACCAACCAATCTGCGTAAGTCTTGGCCGCCCTGTCGCTGGCATAGCCACCCGCAAGTTCAATGATTCGCGGCTGACTTACACCGTCTTGTACAATAATAGCTGCGACTGTTGTTTGAACCGGGGTATCCATCTCAAGTTCAATTGATGCCCCTATAACAGATGTGTCCTTACGCATAAAATTTGACGTTGATGCCGGGACAGCCTGAACAAATATCTCGGCTGACCTGTCCATCGTGCCGCCAGCATAAAGAACAGCCCAAGTGCTGTCAGGATTCAATGGTTTGCGGTACTTGCAGCCGCCATCAAAAAAGAGAAAGACGAACTCTCCAATTGAATAAATGTTCTGGATTGGCGGGTTAGATGTGAACGCGCCTATGTCACCTGAGATGTCGTTGACGTTCTTGATCCCTTCCAATGTGCCGAAACGGTTGCGAACATTCTTGGCAAACTTGTATTCCTCGTTGCTTAAACGAGTGTCATCGACCGACATGTTCATGCCGCCCATAAACGATTGTTGTTTGTAATCAGCCACGTTGCTAATTCCAGCGTCTAGCTATTGTTATGTTATCGTGCGGATGTCGCCCGAACTGCATCAGGCGCTTCTGTCCACGCTCCAGATCAGCAATTCTCCTACCCAAATCCCTAGTCACCTTGCCATCATAAACCATCGACTCCTGTAACTTGCCTTGTTCTTCCAAGAATAACTGCATCATCTTGTGCATCACAATATTCTCAAACCCGTAAAGCGGGAAGGGATCATTGTCGTTCTTGATGAACTTCAGCCTCTTCTTGTAAAGCACCTGAAGTGTGTGCGAGTCGTCCTGTGTCGCTGTGTCGTCCCAAGGAAACTCGGAGATGTCCACAATCAAGTAACGCGACTCAGTTTCGTCATGCGGTATCTCGGAATAAACAATTGATGTATCAGCCGTGTCCACCAGCCTAACCAACCCTCCGTTATTCGAGGCATGATCGCCAAACCGTTCGTTGTTCGTATCATATCGTCTCATGCCCACTATAGATGTAATGGTGCGATTGTTGTCCAAAGTGAGTGCTATTGAATGCGGTGATGATGTGGTTGTGTAGGCAGCTGCCGTGCCGGGATAGTTAGACCAGACCTCAAGTGTCTGCCTGTCCGACGCCGATGTCTCAAAAGTCACGGCCAACTTCTCTGTAGCTGCGATGTTGGCAAACCAATGGACTGTCAGGCCAGTTGCCGAGCTACCGCGAGTGCCTGTAATCGTCGAGGACAACGATTTCTTGAGCGGATCGTAACCAACTATTCGCCAGCAACGATCATCGCTTCGCCAATTGTTGTGGTTGTACTCCGATAATAGATTGTTAATTGTCCAGTTAAGTTTGGATTCCTTCTCGCGCATACCACGAATAGCGTGAACATCACGACTCAGAGCTATCCGCTGTTTACCGGCAACATAGAATTCCTCCTCAACCAATGAGCCGGGAATGTCAACTTGTTCATAAATCGACTGCATTGCCTCGTTGAGAAAGTCGAGGATGACATAACGCTGATTGGAGTCACCAGCATTAAGACCAACCTTCTTGCCAAACCTGTCAATTATGTACTCAGCACTCATCGTTTAGTAATGGCTGCGACCGTTAGCTTGGCTCTTTTTGTAATCGCCGTTACCGAAGTTGCAGTTCTTTTTGCGATTGCGCTTACCGTTTGACTTGATCTCTTCGTTATCGCTGCCCAACTCATGTTTCAATTCCCTTACAGCTTCCAATAACTCATCAAGGTCATTGCGCAACTCTCGACAATCATTGGCGTTCAATCTCATACTCCAACCTTGCGACCATCTTTAGAGCGGCCCTTGTGAACTCTGGCGCGGCCTCTCTTGCCCTTTGAAACTCCGGGTGTTGGCTTAACTCCGTCACGCCCTCCAACCGTGGAGTGCTGCACCCGCTCACCATCAATAAGAGCATCAATGTGGCCCAACTTGTTTTCCAACCGATTCTTTGCATTGGCTTCCCTCAACGCATCCGACAGCTTATAGATCAACCGTTCCAATGACGGTATGGCCTTAAACAGCGATGCAAGTAGTTTAACTATTCCCATTTGTATCTGTCTTTATGCCTTTCCGTAGGAAGGTGGCAAGTAAAGACGTTATGATTATGTGAACCATAGTTCCAATTTCCATATCTCCAGAGAGATACGCGCCCACAGCTGCGAGAATACCACCGGCTGCCGTTATGTATGTTTTTTTACCTTCTAATGCTTTCATTCTATTTATTCATTGCTTTGACTAACTTCGATAATCCACTAGCTCCTGTACGAACACCTACTTTAGTTCTTTTACTTTGTGGATTGAATCCCGGCCAAACTCCCTTTTTCAACCATTTTGGTGGTTTTGACTTTGGTGGACTTGACCTGCCCTTAACGGGTTTTGGCTTACGGGGTCTTAATCGACCCTCCCGATCCGGAGGCCCCCAAAGACTCGGCCCGGTGATGTCCTTCGCGGGTGGTCTGGTCGGGCTAGAAATTGCCGGGTCTTTAGTACGTTTTCCACGAGGAGGGGGCTTCGGACGATAATGCGGGGTCAAGTCTACCTTGATCTTGGGCTTCCTCTTCGACAATTCTTTTAATATCTGTCCACCCTTTTTTCTAGCCACGTTGCCTCCTTCGTCCAGTTTTGTAACTTTGACCAGTTGTTTTCTGGCAAATTGCGATAGCCCTGCCTTTGCCTTTCAGCTTGTTGACACAGCGACTAACTCTTGTTCCTTTTGGCATTTATCAGCTGTTTAATCTTTAAAATTATGTACACCAGTGTTGCCAGACTGATTGAAACTTTCAGTAAAATGTCGATTTCAAGTAGCCAGTTTCCAATTCCTGAGACAGAAGCCGCAAGAACTTTTAGGTCATCGAGGTTCATGTAAAAATTTATCAACGAGCATCTGCTTGGCGACCTCAATTACACCAATCATCTGCTCTAAAGTCAAGTCAAGTTCTTGTTCAGAATACTCAACGGCTTGACAAATTCTACGAGTGAACTCGTCTAGTTGTTGTCTTTCGGTCATTGTTTAAAACACGACGAACCGCTAAATTACCGACCGCCACATACTTCCACGCGGGGTCACTACTCTTTGGTACTCTCTTATCCGGGTTTGCCATAACC